ACTTGGAATAGTTTTTGATAAAATTGTCTTTTCAATTGATGTATCTGCTCTTAATTTAGCCAATTCTTCGTTTTGATCTAATTTTTCTTCTTGATTCATCTGATTCATCATCGCTTTCATCTTATCCAAGTCCATTCTGTTCTTATCTTCTTTAGCTTTTCTATCATTTTCCATTGCTCTAAGGTCTAATTCTCTTGCTCTTAGTTTTGCAATAGGATCATTATCGAATTGTGAAGTAATTTCTTTTTCTTCCTTCATAAATTCTTCCATCATCTCAGAAATAAGTTGAGCTTTTCTTGCTTCAATCTTTTGTTGCATCATCATAAGCTGTTGTTGCATACTTTGAGCAAGTTGAGGATTCTGTTGCATCTGCATTTGCATCTGTTGTATTTGTTGTAACTCATCTCTGAACTCTAATTCAACTTGTTCTTGAGACATTAAAGAAATATGTTCAAAAATATTTTTCTCTAAACTTGCCATAACCATTGGATTATTTCTAGCCATGTTCGTTGCCATAAAATTTAAGTGTGCAGTAATGTGTGATCTATGATCTTGACCTGGAAATGCTTGGAACTGTGCACCTCCTAATGCATCAATATGTTCTAATGCAGGATCTTTTGGCATAGGTTGTTGTGGTTTAATTAAAACACTATCAATATTTTTTACACCCAGTGCTTCATACATATTTCTATACGCTTGATACATGTTGTGCATTTGTGGATTAGAAGTTGCCAGCTGCAGTTCTGTTTGCGCTAGTGAGATACGCTGTGTCTGTGAAAAAATGTTGGGGTCAGCAACTGGCAATATATCTACCCGATCATCAAAGTCTGATTGCATAATCATTCTTTGGCCCCCAACTACATCATATGGATATTCTTGTGGTAGATATAACTTGAATACTCTGGCCATAAGTCTGAATTCATTTTTTAAAGCCGAGTAAATTCTTTTATGGATTGCTGACATGGTTCTTGAACCACGTTCTAATAATGCAACGGTTGTGCCAACGGCTGCTTGTTGATTGCCATCACCGACTTGTAGATCTGCAATGGATGCAAATCGTTGACCTGCTTGAACCACAACTCCCATTAATGAGAGTAATGTTTGACTTGGTTCTTTAAACGGAAGCATCATAAATGAATCTCTTAAATTTCCACCGGGTGCATCGACATCTCTAAACTCTCCCGGTTGAATGGATTGTGCATCATCTCTAATTCGAATACCACGCATTTTAAAACCAGCGGGTAAATTAGACAGGGTTCCGGCATCCAATAATTGTCTTAATGCAGCTGTAGCCGTTCTACTTAATCCACCAATCATATGAATCAAACCAAAACCATAGAAACCTAGTCCTGGTAAAAATTTAAAATGAACAAAGTATTGAACTTTTTTCTTTAATGGATCTCCTACTTCATAGTTTCTTCGAATAGAAAGTATATCACGTGAACTTTCTTCAATAGTTACAATATAAGGAATTTTAATTCCTGACGGCTCACCAGTCTCGGGATTTGTATCTTCAAAACCTTCTAGATCTAAATCCACGTGACATTCTAATACAGTAAATACATCTTCATTTTGTGTTTTAGAAATTCCTTCAAGTTCTCTTTCTTTTTTCTCAATCTCAGATTCTTTATCACTTGGTTTACCAATATCGATGTCTCTATAAAAACCGGCTACTTGTTGTTTTCTTAAATCATTCTCTGAAATTTTTACACGATGAATAATTGCTTCCGCATCGTCTAATGAGGTAGCGGTGTACGGAACAATTAAATCATCTGCAGGAACAAATTTAGAAACTGCTCTTTGTTCCATTTCATCATAATATACTTTTTTAAAAGTAGAACCTGCAAGAGGTAAATGAAATAACATTGAATCAAATTCTGGTTCATATTCTTTCATCTGATCCATGATTTGATAATTCATAAAATCTTTTACACGAGTTGCTTGTTGAACTTTTTCTGGAGTTTGTAATCCAATGATTTGAGTTCGAACTGGTCCATCTGCAGGTAATAATTCTTTATACGCTAACGCTTGAAACTGTGTAACCGCTTCTGCAAGAACAGGATGCGTTGCACCCGATGCACCTGAGAAAGGTTCTGTTCTTTGATCATATTTAAAACCTAAAAGATCTAGTCCTTGTGTATAAGTTTTTTCCCAATCTTTTCTTGATGAAACGTATTCTTGATATTTAGAAGATAAGTCTGATGCAAGTCGACCTAATACATCATCCGGTAAAAAGTCTGCAAGATTTGCATAATGCTCATCACCACCTTCAGGGGTTGCAGCCGCAGGATCTAAATTTATATCAACTGATCCATCTTCATTCTCTGTGACTTCTACATCATCAGGGGATTCTTGTTCTTCTTGAACTTGTTCTACAATTTGTTCTTGTATTTCCTGTTCACCAGGAACTTCAAATTCTTTTCTTGGTTCGTTGGGTAGAGCTTTGTCTACGTTGTCCATATTGTCTGCCATTTATTTTTTCTCCAGATTGTTTGACTGTTGTAACAGTATTATAGGAAATATTCAAGCCCTGAGGCATGGGTCCTGATTTAGGGGGTATTGTAGTAGTTAATTTTTTAATCATCAATCAATTTCTTTACATCTTCAAGACTATCAATAATTTCAAATTCTGCATCAATATCTACATCTCCCTCTGGATTTATCCTTGCTATTTCTTGAGCTTCATAATCAAATTGACCAGGGTATTCCACTTCTTTACCTGTTTTAGGATCTATTCTTTTTTGGGGTTTAACATAAACAATTTCTGCTGGTGCACCTTTATCTGTTTTAAATTTTGCAGTAATGGATCCGGCATCTTCTAAAACTTCTGCATCTTTATATTTATGATATGCTCCAGATAATCTACCACCAGTTACCCTATCTAATTTATCCATGATGCCTTTATTCTTTACAGCATCAACTAATTTAAAAAATATTTTTTCTGCTTCTGTAGCTGCTTTCTCCGCAACCGGAGCTCCTGCTTCTATGGCTTTTGTAGCAGGCTTCAGGAACTTTCCAAATATAGGAAGTGATGCAAGGCCACCCATGATCTTCATAAATTTTCTTTTACCAGGATCCTCAGGTCCATCTGCAAAACCTATTCTTCCACCATTAGCGTATTTTTGAACAGTTTCTTGTATACCTTCCCTAAAAGTTTTATCTTTAAATAATTCTTTAAAAGCATCTTGATATGAAATTCCTTTTTCTTCTGCAAGTCTTGAAACTTGTTGATTTGCATCTATCATTGTAGGCATTACAAATGATGCGTCTTCTCTATCAAATGCTTTTGGCTCACCTGTTTCTTTATCTAAAAGATAATCTGGTTGTGAAGCTTTTGCTATATCCATAATTCCACCACCTATTGTTAAAGGTATAGCAGCTCTTGTCATAATTTTTGGAACAAGTGTTGCGGCACCTGGACTAATCGCAGTAAATGGATTCAATAAAAATCTTCCTGCTTTACTTGTTACATTTGCAGCTTTTGATGCAGCTCCTGTAATTTCAGGTAAAAAAAGATTTGCTGATGCAAGGCCATAGCTTGGATCATCGCTTGCTAACTCTGCTACAGTATAGCCTAATCCAGCAGTTACAGATCCTAATGGTTTTAAACCTATATTTTTTAATATCTTTAAAAGTTGTGGTCCGTATTTATATGCTGCTCCTGCACCCAGTGCTGTAGTTAAAGTTGGAGCTGCTCTTTCTGGATCAAACTCTTCTTTTTTATTTAATACAGATGGAGGAGCTGAAGGATATGTGTCAGAAGGTAGTTGAGGTACTTGTTCTTCTGCTGTTGCAGTTTCATCAAAACCCATTCCTTTATAAACTCCTAATCCAACTAATCCTGTAGTAGCTATAGCTGGAAATTGACTAAATAGTTTTAAAGAAATTTTAGAAGTTGGATTTAAAAAAGCTTTCTTTAATGGATCAATTAATTCAGGCGCTTTTTGTTTTGCATAGTTTAATATTGCTTTTTGGGAATTAGGATTAGATAAAATATTTTTAAAATCATTTGGAACAAAACCTCTTTTAACTTCTAAATCAATTGCTTTAGGTAATTGTTTAGTTAAAAATTTTACTTGATCTTCTTTTGGAAGATTTTCTAATTCTTTCATTGTCATAGAATCACCTAAAACATTGGAAAAAGAATATTTCTTTTTTATTCCTTGAAAAGAAGCCTCAAGTGTATCGGGATCAATAGTAACTCCTACTAATCTTCCACTGGTACTTTTTACTATACTTGTAACTTCTTTATTTATGTCTTTTAAAATATTTTTTAATTCAATTGAATCTGGATTCTTTTTTAGTTTTTCAAAAATATCATATTGCTTTCTGTACAATCTATCTAATTGTACTTCACTAGGTTTTACAATTATTTGGTTTATTAATCTTGAATCAATACCCATTATATCGGTATTAAATTGTAATCCTAATTTAGCCATGTGAGTTTTTGATACTCTGTGTGCAGTATCCATTTTTTTCTGCAAATCTAAGTCTTGTAATATATCTGTTTTAGCTGTTCTAATTCTATTTTCTTGTAAATAAGAAGAAGTTTGTTTTATAAGATTTTTAGTATTTTTTATAATTTCACTAGCTGTTTTTGTTTTTACTTTTGCATATTCTAAACCTAAATCTTTAATAAAATACTGAGCAGCTCTACCAGCTTGTTTTTCACTAATGGGAAATAATTGTGCAAGTTCTTTATTTGAAAAATCTACAACGGCTTTTTGAGGTTGTTTAACTCTAGCTTTAATTGCTTTTATAAAATCTTTTTTCATTTGTTCATTTGGAAAAATGACATCATCTGCTATGCTAGCTCCTCTTTTCATTTTAACAGAAATATCTTTACCTTTTTGAAATTTAACAGGTTTAGTGTCCATGGTGATTTCACCTCTGTTAATTCTCTGTCTTTGGTCATTAGTAATATCTGTTGTTCCATAAACATGTTGTGCAATTTTTTTACCTTTTTCTGACAAAGGTTGGAACGCAGGATTATCTACACCTTTAGGAGTTGATCCACCATATCCTACTCCAACGTTTTTACCTTTTTTTAAATCATTTCTTTGAATATTAGTTAAATCTTCCCATGTTTTATCGGGATTATTTTTTAACCAGTTGTTAATAAATTCTTGTTGATCTTTAGGTAATTTAGAAACAGGAATCGTAGGTCTTCTAAAGCCCTCACGTGTTCCAAGGTCTTCACCTTCTATAGCACCACCACCTATTGCACGATTTACTCGACCACCTGTTGCAAAATTAATTGCAGAAGTATCCAAATCAGATTGAGTCATCTCCAAGTCTTTTAATTTTTTTTCAATTAATCGACGAGCAAAGTCTTCATCAATATATTTTGATTGAACGTAAGATTTAACACGATTGATATATTCTTCTGCTTCGTAATTTTTAGTTACAACGTTCTCATTAACTTCAGCATTAAATAATCCGGGAGATTTAGCTTCAGCTTGTTCCTGTGTTAGAAACTCAGATGTGGGGTTTTTAGGAGGCCTAACGAGATAAGCTTTTGCTAATTTAAATTTGCCTATCTCCATTACATCCCCATCAAATATGATAAGCCGCCTGTTGCTTGTTTAGTTCTGTCTGTTGCTCTTTTAAGTATCGATAATATTTCATCAGGTGATTTACCTCTTTTCATCAATTCAAATGCTTGATCTATTGTAGCGAGTACTTCTGCTTTTCTCTGTGGATTTGGATCATCAACAATAAATGTAATTAAATTTTCATCAAGACCTGGATACTTCATTTTTAATTCAAAACGTTCTGCAGCTTTAGGTGTTAATTTTGCCATTTCATCTAATTCTTTTTTCATATCTGGAGTTACACCATATGTTTCATCAACATCATTTAAAATATCATCTAA